AAAGTATACTGTGCGTATGACGAGATCGTGGAGATCGACAGCCTGAAACCGAACCCCCGGAACCCTAACCGGCACCCGGAGGCACAAGTGAAGATGCTGGCCCGCATAATCGGGGAACAGGGGTGGCGAGCCCCAATCACCGTGAGCAGGCGCAGCGGCTACATTGTACGCGGCCACGCCCGGCGCCTTGCAGGCTACGAGGCGGGCAGCCAGTACGCCCCCATTGAGTGGCAGGACTACGACAACGACAGCGCCGAAATGGCGGACCTTGTCGCAGACAACCGAATCGCCGAGCTTGCTGTCCTGGACCAGGACGCCATAGCTGGGATTCTGGCCGAGCTGAAAGAGAACACCGACGACCTGGACCCGGAGCTGTCCGGCTTTACGGCGGAACAGATTGAGGACATGATCGCGGAAAACAAGACCGACAGGGAAGCCGAGGAGCAGGCCGCGCGCCTGACCCTGGGCGAAAGATTCCTTATTCCGCCCTTCACTGTCCTGGATTCCAGAGGTGGCGTATGGGCCGAAAGGAAGAAGGCCTGGAAGCGCCTCGGTATTCGTTCCGAAGTCGGCCGCGGCGCTGATGACGACAACACGAAGGCGGGCTTGACTTATAACATAAGCAGCCAGCCACCGGGTGCCTACAAGGCCAAGAACGCCTATGAGGAGAAAATCGGGCAGAAAATAAGCTGGGAGGAGTTCGCAGAGCTTTTCCCGGATGCCATGGCGTACAGCGCCACTTCGATTTTTGACCCGGTTTTGTGTGAGCTGGCTTACCGCTGGTTTTGCCCGCAGGGCGGCACGATCATTGACCCCTTTGCAGGCGGCAGCGTCCGCGGCGTGGTGGCGGCTCTTACCGGCCGGAAATACACCGGCTGCGATTTAAGCAGCCGCCAGATTGAGGCCAACGTGAACAACTGGGAAGAAATCTCCCACATTAGCGTCCTGGACGATGCACCCGAGGTGACACCGCCCACATGGATAAACGGCGACAGTTCCCACATTGACGAGCTGGCGCCGGGAGAATATGACCTCTTTTTCACTTGCCCACCCTATGCAGATCTTGAAGTGTACAGCGACAAGCCCGAGGACCTTTCAAACAAGGATTACCCCGAGTTCTTGCAGCTTTACCGCAATGTGATCCGCCGGGCAACCGCTATGCTGAAACCTGACAGCTTTGCCGTTATTGTGGTGAGTGACCTTCGGGACAAGAAGGGCTTTTACCGCAATTTCATTTCTGACACCATTGACGCCTTCCAGGACGTCGGCCTGAAATTTTACAACGAAGCGATTCTGGTAAATACGGCCGGAGGCCTGGCAATTCGCGTGGGGAAGCAGTTCGAGCACAGCCGGAAGATGGGCAAAGACCACCAGAACGTCCTTGTGTTCTGCAACGGAGATCCCGCCCAAAGCGCGGCCTTCCGCACGGAGGACCCGCAGGAATACACAGAGGACATAAACGACTATCTGAAAGCCGGAGCGGGCAAACTTGGCGTGAACCACGAAAAAGTTCTGGTTTTCGCCAAGGGCGACCCGGAGAAGGCTGCGGAGATCATCGGAACGCCGGAAACCGCAGAGGAAGCCGACCAGTACGACAAC